TCATTTCCGCCTTCTTCATCAGCTCCTTCAGATTCAGGACCTTGTCCAACACCAGAAGTATCACCTGCTTTACCAGGTTCTTTATTATCACTAGCTCCAATATCAGAAGAAACGTCGTTTTCCTCAATTTCTTCTTCATCTTCGCCATGATAACCTTCATCGGCTTTTTCCTCATCTTCGCCTTCCATTTCAGCTTGTAGCTTCTTAGAAAGCATTGATTTCAGATGTGGGGTAAAGGCCTCTTCGAGGGCTATCTTAGCATTTGCTAATGCGGTTTCGCGCACGGCTTTAGCGTCAGCAATTGCTTCTTTTAATAGTTTATCCATTTGGATTCTCCCTTAAAGAGATTATATAGTTATTATGAACTATAATCAGAATTGATTATTTAGGAACACCTAACAAATGTAGGTGCATTTTATTTTTATATAAGTATGGTATAATATATTTAAAGTTCAGCTTTTTTTGATCTTATTTGAGCCCTTAATCTACCTTTTGCTCTTCTATCTCTTTTTATAGCTGAGGGTTTTACATAAAATTGTCGCTGTTGCAACTCATGCAGTATGCCTGCTTCTTTTACTTTTTTCTTAAATTTTCTTAATGCAAATTCGTATTTGTTATTTATAACCTTAACTTTTATTGACATGTTTACCTCTTATTCTTCTTCATTTAGTTCTTTTATATCAAAGTATCTATTAAGTATGCCACCCATATCTTCATATAAAGCAGCCATTCTATCTTGAAGAGCTTGTGCTTCTGATGCTATTTTATTAAATTGGGTAGCTTGCTTCTTTAGTTCATTCATATTTCTTTTTACAGTGACTCCATCAAACCAGTCTTGTGTTTCATCAACAACATGTTTTTGAGCAGATTCTGCGATTTCAACAAAAGTCTTTGCTACATCTGCTAAATTATGCTTTTTGTATATTGAAGGGCCATAAGTACCAAACTCATTTACTGTTTGTACCAATGCTTCTTTTGTCATTAGTTTTTTGTCACCTTCTTTGGCAACTAATTCTTTTGCTATTTTTAATAAATCTGTGGATTTTTCTTCACCAAAAATATTATTTAGTGGCTTTACTGTTACAACTCCACCAATAGCTTCTTCTAATATATCTTTCATCTTCACTGTTATTCTCCTGATAGGATGTTAAATACTGCTTTTTCAACACCTTTCCACTTATCACTCTTAATGCTATTATCAACTGATTCATTGACTGGCCTTAAGAAGGCACCGTGTGTTGAAGGATTAGAAACAAAATCAAAGCCTATTAGTTCAAAATCATCTTGAACTTCATCTCCAACAGATTCTTGTTTTATAGAGCCTAAACCTCTAGAGCTTATGCCTAGTTTAATCCCGCCTTTAAATAATTCTCTTAAAATATTTCCAGCAGGTGTTGACAATACTTCGACTGTACCTACTAAATCATTGCCGTTCCAATGCATCTCTAATACATTATGTGAAACGTTTTGTAAATTTATAACAGAGCTATCAGGATGATCTAGTTCTCCCATTGCTCTTCTTTCTTTTATAAAATTGTCTGTGTATTTGTTTGCTTCACGCATTAACACTTCTTTTGGATAAACTCGTCCATTCTGATTTCTTGCTTCTGCTCTTTGCAGCACACCTTTAACAATAAGTTTTCCACCATTTGTGCTAATAGCTTCGTTTACTTTGTCTGGTGTTACTTCAAATGGGATAACATCAACTAATAAAGATTTGTCCATTATACTAAGTCCTTTACTTTATGAGAAAGTCTTACAAGCTTTTCTGAAATTTTACTGAGTGCTATCTTTGTTCTTTTCATATAACTAGCTGATTCGAATCTCATTTCGTTTTTAAGTTTTACATTATACTTTACTAGTTTTTCTATTTCGGTCATCCTATTACGAATTTCAGTCATAGACTTAGCTAGTTTTTGTTTTGTTGACATAGACTCATCATTTCTAAAATGCCAATAATTTTCTTTTACAACACTCATACCTTTTGATAACTTTAGTTCATCTTCATCTTTTTCATCATCTTTAGGATCTCTAAACGCATAAGGAGTTTTTGGTGGACCTTCGCCTCCGTCTATACCGCCAGTAGCGCTCATTTCTTTTAACTCTTTCCTAATGAGTGCTTTTAAGAATTCTACTAATTTCTTATTTTTTAACGACATTTTTTATCTCTGAAACTAGTTGATAAAATCTCATCAGCTTTAGTACATGTGATGTTTTTGGTTTTGCAATTTTTGTTTCGTTAACAAGCTTAACACACTCTTTAATTTTTATCTTAACAACTTTGTTATCAATTGAACCATAGTACTTCTTTAGTTCAAATAAGACGTTTTTAAATTGTGACTCTAAAAATGTTTTTAGTGTGCTAGTGCTAGATACACTGTTGATATATTCTCTAAGAACTTTTTTCTGTTGACCAGATAAAGTATTATACTTCTTATTAAATTTTTCAACTAGTATTTGATAAGCTAACAGCCTTAAATCTTTATTTTGCTTTTTTAACTCCAAAAGTGTTTGATCTTCTTTTTCTTTTTTAACAGAAGAGATATTTTCTATTATTGTATAATAACTTTTTGAAGATTTTTTTGGATCTGAATAGTCTTCTGTAAGGACATTGTATATAGATGCCAATATCTTATAGTTTGGTATTCTGACTTTAAAAAATGAATCCATATCAAAACTTTCTTTAATTGTTTTGATAAGTTTATATTTTTCTTTTCTTAACTTTGCTTGATTTATTGTCTTATTATATGACTTAATCGTTGTCTCTATGAGATGCTTTGCATGTTCAGAATTTTTAATTTTTGTTTGCTGTAAAACATTAAAAATCTTAGCTTCTTTAAATAGCTCCGTATCTTTCTTAAAGTATTGTTTTACAATTTTTGTAGATGGTGAGGATGTTGATCCGTTTAACGCATCTGATGTTATTTGTCGTGTTAACAACTCGAATAACAAGCCGCCATTTTTGAATTTTGAGTGTTTCATATATGCCCTTAGCTAAGTCTCTTATGAATTCATTAATAAATATAAGAAAACTAAATTTTCTTCTTAGTTCCGTTAAGTTCTTCGTCAATCTCAGATACTTCTTTTAATAATTCTGTTTCTTTTTTGGCAAAACTACTCTTCATTGCATCAAAATGAGCCAGTGCTAGCGGACTTTTTCTAAATTTATGTGTTGTAGGATTGTCATCTCTTTGTGAAGAGTGTAAATAATCGTGCTTTCCAAGTGCATCTCTAACACCGTATGTGTCTCTATCCTCTGTATCTCTTTTTGAATCTTCGTCTTCCATACCTTTATCTTCTTCAGAGTTATTCGGTTCACTATTTTTCATTTGTCCTTCTTCTGCTTCTTTTGCAGGGTCTACACCTTCATTTTCTATAGTTTGAAGCCTGTATGCTTGTTTTTTATCATCAACAACTTGATTTTTTACTTTTTGTATATCTTTATTACTAAAATTTAAGATATTATCATAAATCCACTGTTGTGATATTAAACCTTCTCTCTTCATTGCTTCTGCGATATTATTTTTTCTTTCCCATAAATCTAATCTTTCTTGTTCGTATATTGTTGATGGGTTTGTCAACTCTAAATCAAAATCAACTAGTGCAGAGTCAGTATAGCCTTGTGAATATAAATGAACAACTGCTACTTTTGTTAATTCACTTAAAACTATTCTCTGTATTCTTTCAATTGTTCTTGCAAATCTTACATCTTCTGCTGCTAGTGTCGCTTTAGATCCGACATTTTCTTCAAAACCTAAGAATGCTTTTGGTATCTTTAGTGCTGATAGCATTTTATTTTTAAGATATTCTATATCCTCTACTGCTTCATACGTTAAACCTGGTAGTGATTCTATTTGTGTACCACTATCTCCACCACGAACCGGCAAGTAAAAGTCTTCTGTTAAATTTTGCATGTTATATTTTAAATTATAGTCTCCAGTATCTTCATTTATCACAGGAGCTTTTTTCATTTTATCAATAATGCGCTTCATGTAAGTATCAACTTCATTTGGAGGTAAATTTCCAATATCAATTTTAAATACTCTTTTTTCTGGTGCCCTCATAATTCTATGAATTAGCATAGCATCTTCCATTAGACTTAATTGTTTCCAAACTCTGCGACCACCTTCAATCATAGACTTTCCATAAGGTATGTAATTAGAGTCTGATAGCAACCTAAAGTGTGCTACTTGGAAATTTTGTAATTCTTGATTTGATGCGTTTTGTGGTTGATTTCTAGGATCTGTTGCATCTAATACAAATTTTACATCAAAAGGATTTTCAGGATCAAAGTCTTCTATACGAGATACATCGTAAGTAGATAGCGGCGATACATTTATAATACCATAACCTTCTTTAATATCTAAATTTAAAAAGAAGTCACCATACTTACACATATTTCTAATCCACGGCCATAGATTAAATTCTATATTTAATATGTCATAAAATAGATTATGTAGTATTTCATGTATTTGTGGGTTATTTGCTTTTATTTCTAAAACATTGCCATACTCTGATTTCATTGTTGATTCATCAGCATAAACATCTAACGCAGAAGATATAATTGGATCATCATCCATTGCCTCATAGTCTCTAAAAAGAGATATACGTTTTGCTTTTGCCAATTCTCCACTGTAACCATGCATTGATCCTATGCCCCTTTGGCCAGAGTATAACCTTTGGTATCTATCCATAAGCGTTCTGGAGCCTTGCTGTATGTCATCAGTATCAACTACTTTTAGTTTTTTACCTCCAACATTACGAACAATAACGCCTGTTGAAAATAAGCGTTGTATTCTATCAAAAAATGTATCTTGTTTTGCCATTCTATATTAACCAAGTTAGTGATTCTTTTTTGCCGGCCACATTTTGTTTCCAGCCGTAGTCGTCTTCTGCCTCAGCAGTAAAAACACCAGAGCTTGCTCCCATTTTGTTCATTGTTTCTTTTGTTATCTTCATGTTTTCATCATGAAGACGTAAACTAGTGTCTCTAACCCAGAGACATATTGCCATACTCATGACCAAGTCATCGTTATAGCCCTTAAAAGCTTCAGCTTTCCCATTATTAAATATAAAAACATATAATTCATCGATCAGTCTAATTGAATTTATTTTTACTTGCTTCTCTCTAATAAATTGTGATAATTTTTCTATAATAAGAGGTCTAGTTTTCATAGTTGTTGAAAATCCAGGTATTTGATTTCTATCCTCTCTTCTGTATTTGTTTGTATATTGTGTTTTTGTGTCAACATACTTTAAGTCTCTTTTCATCCAGAAAAGATTTCTATATTCTCTATCTAATAATACTTGTAAAACTGCCCAGCCTATATTGTTGTTCTCTACAACTAAAACAGCATCATTATATTCTGTAGCTATTGCTGCTAATATTCCTGCGTATCGCGTTGTGTCTACTTTTGCTTTAAATTCTGCGACTTGTTCTAAACTTTCTACATCTAAGATATGAAATGCTGAGTAGTCTCCTCCGTCGCCACGTGCTACATCAGCACCTATTAAATATCGTTTATTTGGTTCTGGATGTTTCCATATCCACATTCCATCATTATATCTTTTTTCTATCGGTTCACAGATAAAAGTATCTTGATATTCTTTAATAATTTTTGCAGGTATAACTGATTGTCCTGAGCTTATGAAATCACAGTCGCATTCTTGCGCGGCCATATCCGGACCTAATAAAGAATTTTGATCATCTCTCCATTTTTGGTCTCTTTCAGGGTGCACTGTCCAATGTAATTTTATAAAATTAAAATTATTTGTCCCTTCTTCTGCACCTGTCCATGTTTGATGGAACCAGTTTCCCATTCCATTTGGTGTAGAAAGTGCAATACATTTACCACCAGTAGCAAGAGTCTGTTGAGATGCACCCCATATTTCATCTATATTCGCAATAAATGCAGCTTCATCCATAACCAATAAAGACAACGCTTCAGAACGACCTGCATCTGCTGTAGATGATATTGCTTTTATTTGTGATCCGTTCCTATATCTTAAAGATAATTTATTATCCTCAACACAGCCTTGTTTTAACCAGTCGGGTGCAAGTTTATGCATTACTCTAACTTTAGTTACTAAGTTTTTAGCAACCTCTTGCTTTGTTGCAATTACCAATATATTTTTATCATTATGAAAGTTCATCAACCATAAAGAATAACCTGCAGTTAGTGTTGATATGCCTAGCTGTCTTGCTTTTAATATGACATTATAATCATTGTCTTTTAAATCTTTTAATGTTTTTTCTTGAAATGGGTATAAATCAAATTTAATCTTACCCTTTACAGGATGCTGTATAAAACAATACTCACGCATAAAGTATATTGGATCTAGAGCACACTTTACGTACTCTTCTCTAAAATATTCTTTTATTTGTTTATTGGTTAAGTCTTTCTGCATCTTCTATTTCTTTAAGTCTACTTTCAAATTCACTTAATTTTTGTTCCAATAAAACAACTGCATCTTCTGCATCTTTAATCATTGAAGGTGTTAATTCATTTTTTTCAATATGTACAAATCCTGTATCTACATTCACTGGTTCTACATTATCAAATGATGTATTTGCTTTCCATTCATTTATTTGTACTATTTGATCTTTAATCATATCAACTTTACTTGTTACAATTTTCTTTTCAGCAAACTCTTCAAACGTTCCGTTCATTCTCATATTATGTTCTTCTTCAACTTGACATTCTAAACAGTGTCCAAAATACATCCACATTTTATTGTCTGCTTGCTTTTTCATAATCTTTTTACATTTAGGACAAAACCACGGCATTCTAGCATCAGCCATTATTTCTGAAAGCCTGCTTACTTTATCACCTGATTTTTCTTTTTTGCTTTCATAACCCACCATTACACGTTTTTCAGGTGTTCTACCGTTTAATAAATCTTTTAAATATCTATCTTCACTATTCATAACCTACCTCGAGAATTTTTCTAAACCTAAAATTTGATTAATTGGTGCAAAGAACCCTGTGAACTTAAATACTTTTCCGTTGTATTTAAACACTAGTCCTTCTGATGGTGCTACTTTTGATAAGTTTGGCATACTTTTTAATTTTTTTAATTGCGCTTTTAACTTTCCAATATTTGAAAAATCTTTCTTTGCTAAAAGTGAGCTACTAGCAGAGTCTAATTCGCTTCTTAATTTTTGTATTGTTTTGTCTGGATTTGCACTTAGAAAGTTACTGGCATTTGCTAATATTTCAGCGCCTACACCGAAGAATATTTGTTCAAAAGGTATCATATTTTTCTTTAGCATCGCCTGGTGATCTAATTTTTCTGTTGATCTTACCCATTCAACAAATTTCGGATGATCATCTTTTAGTTTATTAATTTGATTCATAGTAAAACTCTTATCAGAGAATGCCCAACGTTTCATTAAAGGATATAAAATATTGTCCTGTATGTTGGGAAAGTCTGTTGCGTTTGCGCCGTTTAATATGTATTCTAACCAAAAGTGTTGATGATATAACGATAGCGAATCGCTATCCTTTAATCTATATATATTCTGCAACTTGCCCAAAGACCCAATATATTTTGCTCTAAGCCTTCCGTAATTTTTTGGTTTGTGTAATTTTACAATATTAGGCCCTTTAAATGCAAACTTAGCTTTTATTGCAGCATTTGTCTTATTAATTACAGCAGCAAGTCTTGCGCCACCTGACTTTACTTCGCCAGAAGGTATCCAAGCTTCATTATATTGTAGTATACCGTGAAAGACTATTGTTGCAGGACCATCATAATCAACAACATTTTTATTTTCAGGATAGATAATTTCAATATTTGCCCAATTTTTACCGTTATTAAACAATGCCATTTGGTCTTTTTTAGAAATCTTTTCTATTGAATTTGCAATATCTCTCATTGAAAATACAAATGCATCTCTAACACTAGGTATATGGTTTTTAAATTTAGCTTTGACACCTGCTAAATTCATACCGCCACGCTTTAAGTCGCCTTTATTTCTAGCAGCTACTGCTTTGCCGTTTATAACTGAAATCATTATATTTTGTCCGTCTAATTTTTCTGTAACGGCTTCTTCTTTATCTAGTTTACCCTGTAACCCTAAGTCTATTATGTCCTTTAGTTCCCCAAAGGTCAATCCATAATCATCAAACGGGTGTGCCATGTGTCCATAGGCTCCTCCCATAAGCAATAACTCCTTTTGTTCTTTTAATTTTCTAAATGTAACTATTTTTCTTCCGTTAATTGTAGGCATTCCGTGTTTGTCTTTGCCAATACTTTTAACTTTCATTTTTTTATTTTTAAATCTTCCAACTAAAATAGTGTCGCCTACACTTACATCTAATTTAATTTCTTCTTTAAATGATGTTGTAAACTTATCAAACACTTTAGGATCAAAATATCCGAACATCTTTTGAAAAAATTTCTTTTTTGCTTTTATGTCAAACTTTTCAGAACCTAGTAATTTTCTCATAGTAGTTCCGCTTATTTCCATACCACCAACTTTAATACTTGTATGCGGTATTTCTAAAGTGTATCCTTGATCTTTAAATCCTTTAAGTCTGTTATAGTTTTGTCTGTATGGTAGAAAATATTTTCCGGAAGTTAGCCTTCCTTCATCTTTTGCGCCTACTGCAAAAACTGCTGCTGTTGTATTTTCATCAAATTTTGATAATAAATTTTTTGGAATGTAAGGCTGGTTTTCTAATTTTATAGCCTTACCAGGCACTCCCATTCTCATCATATGTCTTTTCTTTTCAGCAAAATTCATTGGGTGTCTTGCACCTCCAGACTTTCCACTTGTTACTATATAGACTTCATCAAACCTAGACTTTAAAAATTCATAAGAAGCTTTGTGGTGTGGACCAAAAGGTTGAAATCTTCCTGGGTATATGGCAACTAATTTTTTAATATTGTTTTCTTGTTCACGCATATATCTAGAAGACTTACCGTGAATTCTCTTCATCTTTTTTCTTTGTGCTAAACTAGTCGGAATCCAATCAGGACCGAATGTATAATCAGACTTTTTTGCTTCATTATATCTTACTTCTATTACAATGTCTTCATTAACTTTTGCAGGCATTTCACCCATATCTTTTGACGGAATAATTACAACTTGACTCTTTCTATTAGGGCCTACACCCATATACTTTAAAATATCCCAACCTAGGTCTGCTATTATTTGGTCCATTTCTTTCATATACTTTTTATCAGCAGCTTTCATCGATTTTTCGCCTGTAAGCACTGCGCCGCCGTAAGAAACTGCACTTGCTCTCCCTTTCATAAGATGTCCATCATCTTCCATAAAACTTAATTCATAAAAAGGGTCGCTAGCTTTTTTATCTAACATATATTCTATAACAGGCCATCCTAAAACTTGCGCAGCTTTTATATCAGATACTTTTTCAAAGTCTTTAAAACTAGCAAAGAAATCATACAACCCTTCATCAGAATAAACACCTTGTACTTTTGCAGCTTCAGTTATCTTTTCTCTATCTGCTATATACTCTTTTACTGCCTCTTTATCTAGGACGAAACACTCGTCTCCGTATGCTGCTTGATATGCTATTTGTTTAGACAGTCTCTTCATATTATATTAGAATCTAAGCCTTTTTTGTGTAAAAGTAAAGGCTTTTTTTAAATATTTCCAAAAGGATCATTTTCACTTAATTGTGCTGTATTAAATGTTCCGTAAGTTGATGAGCCACCTTCGTGTCTACCTGAAGTGCCTTTGTATCCTGGAACAAATTGTCTATCTGGTATATCAGAAAAATTACCTATACCACCTATTCCTTCTCTTCCAAATATATCAACTTTGCCTGTTTCAGGTATTCTAGGATCATTTTGTAATCCTTGTGTTCCTTCACCTGCAAAAACATCTGGCTTTACGAGATCACCTAGCGGTGATTGTGCATGCCTTCCTGATATTGGGCTCTCATTTGATACACCCGGTGTGTTTGAATCTTTTAGTGCCATTGTTTTCTCCTTAGACTTCTAAGCTTCTTTTAAACCAACCATAGTAAAATTTACCTAAGTCAGGTTTTCTTTCTACTAAGTTAGCGTAATATTTTACCCTATATGCACGAACTCTATTTAGTTCTACGCCGGCAAGGGCTGAAATTGTATTGGGTCCGATGAAACCATCGACCTTTAGATCTGCTCCTTTAGCATTAGCTGTTTCTTGTACAATTTTTGTAGCACGACCAGCTCCCATATTTACACACATATCAAAATAGATATGGCGGAGATCTTCGGAAAGATCTTCACATTTATTTTTATCCCAATAGTCTCGTTTATAAATATCCTTCGCACCGTCTTCTGTGAGGTTTTTAATGTCTACATCTGGATATGCTCTTTTAGATATTCCGTAATTAGTCTCACCACCTGGGTCTTTAGGGTCATTTACATAACCACCCTCGTGATGAAGGACTACGCTTATTATTTCATCAAAAGTTGTTTTCATTTGATTTTCTCCTTTTTAAAATTTTTATCCACAATGATAAGTACAAGCAATTAATACTGATTTATAGCCTAAGTCTGCGTCATTACTAGCAGATGCAAAGTTATAAGGCTGTGTAGCTTTTGCTACTGTATAGTTATGTAGTAAATCATCATCCTGTTTTTCACCGTGACCAGTTCTAGCCGATGAACATATGTAATCACCTGTTTCTATATTACCATTAGTATCTGTTACCAAAATCTTTCCTTCACCAACCGCATTATAGTCCAATGCTGGTTTTACAGGATCTAAACCATGCATATTATGCCCTATACCCCAGTCTCCTGTAGAACTGCTTACTGCATTTTTGTTATTATACACGCCTACCCAATTTGAACCACTACCCGGCTTTATATCATTATAGACGCCCATTACAGCTTTATCTTTTTCAGCTGTTGTAACAGTAACTTCTGGCCAAGCTAATCCTATAGTACTTCCAGTTACATTTAAGTTTCCTGTTGCTTTTAGAATCATACCTGGCTTCCAAGCTTTCATCTCATTTTCATTGTCTGTAGCTGAGCCACTTATAATTTGTGATACGTGACCCCCTGTAAATGTGGAGTATGTTACTTCATCTATAATTTCTCCTAAAAATGTTCCACTATTATCTGAAAATTGAATCCAATGTTCGCTTGTATCAAAATCAGAAGTTGAATCTTCTTGTGAGTGCCATAAATTTAGTATGTATGAATTATCACCATCGGTTGTGGAAGTATTTCTAAAAATACCCATATAACCAGACGAACTACGAACATCTAATGTACCTGCTGGTGTTCCTGTGTGTCCTATAGAAAGAGCATTATGTATTTCAACATCAGCACTTGGTATTTCTATTCTATCAGCAGCATAATAAAACTTTATCTCACCGTATTGTGGAATGCCATTACTAACAGTACCCATACCTATTCTACCGTAACCGTCTCCAGTATATGTCAAATCTAAAGAAGCAGCACCACCCGCTGATTCTCCTATTGATATATGTGCACCTTGAGCAGTCCAATTATCACCAGTGCTAGTTGAATTAAGATAAAGTCTTGGCAAGGAGTCGTTAACCCCAACACTAAGCGTTTGATTATCATATGTTAAGTTAGTGACGCCCTCTACAGAATTTGAGTCTGTGAATATTGCTATCTCATTATTACTTCCGTTTGTACCATCTAATAAAGTAGTTCCCCAAACACGAGAGTCTATTTCATCTGTTTTTAGTCTATTATCTGAATCTAATATTACTACTGAATTGTCTAATCCAGTTCCTAAACCTGGCGCATATATGTAATCTTCAACATATAGATTTCCATCACCAGGATCTGTTGATTCGTTACCAACTCTTAGAGCGTCTATTCTGGCAAAATCATTAACAAGTAAATCATCTGATATTGTAAGGTCAGCAAATGTAGGTGCAGATGTTGTTTTGACATTTTGATCCATGTCATAGAGCTCATTAGCACCTTGACCAGTATTTATTGTGTTAGCAACAATACCTCCTGTTACAGTAACTTCACCATCACCGAACTGAGCAACAGTAGATCCGAAAGCTACAATATCTACAACAGTATCATTGTTGTATATGTCTCCAACCTTCATATTAGAAGATGATTGTGATATACCTGTCTGTGCACCGCCATCTATAAATCTAAAAGAATTTGCTGTAATTGGGCCTAGATGATACATTTCAGCTGCGCCATTTGTACTGTAAATTGAATAATGGTTTGAGCTGCCACCGGTATTATTTGCTAAATAGATATTATAGCTGTTTGTTGATGATCCGTTTAGCTCTGAATATAATCCGTATTTAGTTGTTGAAGCAGCGTTTTGTATTAATTCAGCACTAGCTTCTATTGGATTTGTTCCTGCATGAGACTGATAATGATACCCAACCATTTTTCTAGTGTGCTTACCAGTAAAAGACTTCGCACGATAGAATTGAAACTCTTGAAAGCTACCAGTGTCCGGACCTGCGGGATTATAATCAGATAGTACCGAGTTAAAATTATACATGTCAGCATCAAACGAGCCTGTAAGTCTTACATAGGCTTGAACTAGGTCTTCTTGCAAGTAACCTTTTGCATTGGTTGTAAGAATTTGATTGTCACCTCTGAATACAGGTTGAACTTTTATCTCTGATGCTGCGCCACCCATTGCAATTAGTCCGTTACCGTAAAATGTTTGTACACTTGATGTCGGCACGTATATTTCTGCATGTATAAATTTAGAACCTTGCATTGATCCACTTAATAGCATTCCAGTTGCATATCCACCATCATTATACGAGCTACTATCATTAGCTAAGATTGATATTCCTTTAATTGGTGTAGTACCTACTGTCCCTATATTTGTTCCCATTTGCACAACTTTATCTAAACTAGAACCTGATCTGAATCTGAGCGCAGCGCCTACGCCTTGTGAGCTTGATATTGCTGAAATCTCAAGTTTTTCAGTTACATCATCAGGGCCGATATTTTTTAATGCCCATTCCCAAACTGTACCTGTTGAATCTAGATTTCCGTTCACTTGTGCATATTGACCGCTATCTCCGTGAAATTGTGGTGTTTGTCTCCACCTTGTTGTCATTTTAGAGTTGCCGCCAACTGCAACCTGAATGTGACTAAATTCTTGTTTAGATGCTGTTGGTGGAATATTTGAAGCGTGAGAGTTTGTAAAATCAAGATTTTTAAAATCTAGTTTAATATTTCCGTTTGTTGCGCTAAGCGACTGTGTTGATACGACTAATGTGTCAATAAATGGAGAGCTGCCGTACGGCGGACGAGTGTCAATGACACCTGAAGAAGACTCAAATGTCAGTGCAGTATTAGATAGTGAATATTGCCCGATCTGTCCTTCTGTCGTAGCTATAATTGTATTGGCAACTATATCACCAGTTATATCGGCGCTTGTCGCTGTAAGTGTTCCATCTGCAGCTACATGAAAGTTTCCTGTGCCAAGACCGATTCCCGTAGAGCCTATAAATACACCTGAAGTAGAGCTATTGTATGTTGTCTTACTTGAATTACTAGTTAAATAGTCTGATAAGAAAAAGTTTCCTATTTCACCACCGTCAAACTTTACATTAGAACCTGTTATTCTTCCGTCTGATTTTAGTAGCAATCCGCTGGAGCTAATTGATGTTGAGTCTAATGTAAATCCACCAATTACACCGCCAGTTAAGTCTACTTTTGAACCTGTTATTTCACCACTTGATTTTAGTAATAATCCGCTCGAGCTTATTGATGATGCACCAAGTGTGAATGCAGCAATAGTTCCTGTTCCAGTTACATCAATATTTCCGTTAAATAATGCAGCGGATCCTGTAATTTGCCCGTTGTCTCTGAATATTAGAGAATTGTTTGAGCTGCTGATTGTTGATGCCGATATACCGAATCCACCTATTTCTCCAGCAGTTGCTGTAACAGTACCAGTTAGTGTTGCACTGGTTGCTGTCATATTACCGCTTGAGTCTAGTGAAAAATTACCAGCATCTACTGTTAAATCACTTCCGTCAAATTTTATAAACTTAGAGGCATCACCAACATTAAATTTAGCAGTACCGCTATCTAATCCTAAGAAACCACCTGCTGTTGTACTACTAAAGCTTGTTTTCTTAACATACAGTCCTTCTGCATTTGTTGTAGAATCTAACTTAACATCATTTTTAGAAATAGCTCCCGAACCTATTGCCCAACCTGCAATTGTTGCATTACCGTCGATTGTTAAAGCATCGCTAATATATCTAAACCCTGTACCGATTGAAATTTTAGCATTGGGTCCATCAAGATAAATTCTATTTGCAGAATTATAAGCGTTTGTGCCAGTTCCAATTGATATGTAAGCAGATGTTGCGTTTATTATTACTCTAGAATTGGTATCATTAATTTGCCCGTTACCTATTGTCCAGCCGCCAGCTGTTAGAACATTAGAAGTGTACGTAAAATTTTGTCCGATTGACATCCTATTTCCAGGTCCGTCAATATAAGTTCTATTTGCTTGTGCATAATTGTGTGTTCCAGATCCTAGTGATAATACACCACTTCCACTTAATATAGCTTGTCCGTTAGAAGATGATATTTGTCCCTTACCTATCTTCCAACCACCAGCAGTTAATACATCATCAACATAAGAGAATGTTGAACCTACATAAAATACAGGTGATGTAGAAGCACTTACAAAAAATAGTCCGTCTGTTGGTGTTCCAGTTGCCGATGTAGCACCAGTTCCTAAAGCTATTGAAGCTTGATTGCCGTTTATATCGGCTACTGTTCCACTTTTTAGTCTTCCAGGAACTAAATCCCAACCAGCAAGTTTTGCCTCATCTTTAGTTATTAATACCGCAGTCGTCGACGAATCGCTTATATCTGCGTCACTGGAGCCACTAAACACTGCGAATCCGTACTTCGCATCACCGGTGGTGGGTAGATTACCAACGATTACTTTCGGCTTTGCTGTGTCTATTGAACCTGTATAAATTGCTAATTGTTTATTTGTCGCATCTAATGCTATTGATCCTGCAGCATCATTAAATTGAAATCTGCCAGGAACTAATTCCCATCCAACAATTTTATTTTCATTTTCTCCTAACTCAACTAATATGTCAGAGTCTGAAGGACTGGTTCCACCGCCTGATTGAAATATCTTAATTCCGTATGCTGAGCCTCCGTCTATTTCACCTAAATAAATTCTGTCATTAGAGTCATCGTTTATTGTAATTCTTTTTGCAGCTGCATCAATTGTTACATTTCCACCTGAACTGCTTATTGCAGTTGATCCGATTCCCCAGCCACCAATATTTCCAGAAAGCGCATTTATTGTACCTTCTAAGAAAGCGCTACCAGATGCCCAGAAACCAAAGTTAGAACCTAGTGCACCAAAACGTGGTGATGTTATTCCTGCTAAATTACCGAACCTTGCAGTTGTAGAACCACTCTCATAATTTATATCAATAAATGGGCTGTTCGCAGAAGAGGCATCTATCATTACAGTTCCACCACTTATTCTTGCGAATGTTCCACCTGGTTCTAAGTCTGCAAGTGAACCTGCATTTGCTGTGGCATCATATTTTGTAAAGCCACTTTGCACGCCTGACGTTGTTCCGTTACTGTTAAATGTAAATTTTACTGTGTTTATTGTTCCATCATCACCAGCATCTTTAAAGAATGCAACTTGTCCAGATGTAAATGTTGCAGATTTTTCATCTTCTACTGTAACCGTTCCAGCACCTGTTGTACCTGTTGATCCTGAAATTACACCACTATCACTTACAAGAAGCATACCGTTTGTTGCCTTTACAGTATCTTTTTGGAATATGTGTGTCCTTAATGTGTTTCTTACAACAACATTATCAACTTCCATCAATGTTCCGTTTGCACCTTGATCCAATATTCTAAATCCGTCACCTAAAATACCAGATGTAAAAGTTGCAGTAGAGATTTGGTCTGTATCTCCGAATGTAATATCACCTTGTGATGTTATGTTTCCAGTTGTTGTTAAATCTCCAGTAGCTGCTAGTGTGCTCCCATTATAGGTTAATCCTGTTTCTGCTGTTAGCGTTCCATCACCATCTGATGTTAGAACTGCATTTGCAGTAGAATTATTTGCCATGACTTCAGTTAGATCTAAAGTTACTGTTGGAGTTGCACCTTCTCCACTATTATTTGTTAAGTCTATTCCAGTTCCTGCAACTAAAGATGCAACATAATCTCCTGTAGTGTGTGATGATAGCGTAATTAAATTATTTAAACTTGTAGCTCCTGTACCACCTCTTGCAACACTTAGTGTACCAGTTGTTCCAGCGATTATTGGTAAGCTATTAGCATCTGTTAGGTCGAATGCAGGAGTCGTGTCTGAAGCGCCTAATGCCACAGTGATTCCACCGAAATTGACACTTGAATTTGAAAGTGATGAGTTTGCTATATTTGATAAAGTATTGTTGCTCGCATTAATTGTTTTGTTTGTAAGTGTATCAGTTGTTGAAGTTCCCACTATATTTGTAGTACTTCCTACTGTACCAGCAACCCATCGGTTTTCACTAACATCGTATAGTAATGAACCTGTAGCGTTGCCACCACTTGTTTCTTTTACAAAAAGTCCGCCATCGTTAGCACCAGCATTTAGTTCTATAATTCTATCTGCAACATTTAATGTTGTAGAATCAATAATTGTCTCTGTACCAGATACAGTTAGATTACCTGAAATAACAACATTATCATCCATTGTGATTGTTCCACCAGCAGAATCTATTGTAAGGTTACCAGAAGATGTATCAATTTCATTATCGCCAGTAACACCTACTTTAATATTTCCTAATGTACCACCAGCAAATGTCGGTGAGTTTCCTGTTCCAACTGCCTGACCGATTGCTATATCATTAGCATTTACAGTAACACCAGTTCCAGCACCAACGGCAAAAGTTCTATTTGAGGCTATTGTCCCACCACCAGTCAAACCATCACCAGCAGTTAGTGTTACGCTTGTGTGGTCTATATGTTCATTTGCTACAAAGCCACTTAAATCATCATGAACTATTTCTCCATCATTTGTAGTTAGTGTATCACCTGTAAGTGTGATACCTGTACTAGCTGCTAAATTTGTATTTGCTGAAATATCAATGCTACTCAATGTTGATATACTTCCTAGTCCTAAAGTAGTCCTAGCATTACTCGCAGCAGCATCGTCAATTAGAGTTCTACCAAAAGCTGATATTGTTGTACTTGCTGGTAATGATAAAGTTTTTATATCTGCATCAACTTCAGAATCCATTAGAGCACCAGCTGCTGTTACATTTGCAGTATCGGTTACATCAGCACTACTTTCAACTGAGTCTAATTTTGTTTCTTGAGCATCTGTCATAAATCTTTTATTTGAAGCATCTGACATATTAGCAGTACCGAATGTAGGAGAAGCTCCACTAATAACTGATTGGTCTAATGCTTTTACATCGGCAATAGAAGTCAATTCAGAATCCATTAGGGCACCAGCTGCTGTTACATTTGCTGTGTCTGTAACATCGGCACTCGCTTCTATGGCATTTAGTTTTGTGTGGTCAGCATCAGTAAAGACATTAGAATCACTAGCAGCTTCAACAGCAGTTCTAATTTCAGCATTAGTTTGGTCAGCAGTTGCACCAGACTCAATAGTATCTAGTTTTGTTTTATTAGCAGCCACTCTTGTACTAAATGAAGAGCTAGCTGCTGTAAATGATCCTGTTATATCAGCATCAGTTATTTTCTTGACTAGCGCTAAATTTGCAACTTCTGAGTCCATCAGCGCACCAGCTGAAGTTACATTTGCAGTATCGGTTACATCAGCACTAGCTTCTATATTGTTTAATTTTGTGTGATCAGCATCTGTAAAAACGTTCGAATCTGATGCTGCTTCAACAGCTGCTCTTATTTCTGCATTGCTTTGGTCTGCAGTTGCATTTGATTCAACAGAATCTAATTTAGTTTCTTGAGCATCTGTCATTAATCTTTTGTTTGATGCATCTGTAAAATTAGCAGTGCCAAATGTTGGTGATGCGCCGCTAATTACCGATTGGTCTAGTGCTTTTACATCAGTAATAGAAGTCAATTCAGAGTCCATTAATGCGCCAGCACTTGTAACATTTGAAGTATCTGTTACATCAGCATTTGTTTCAATTGTGTCTAATTTTGTTTTATTACTAGTTACTCTTGTGCTAAAAGAAGCTGATGCTGCTGTAAATGATCCTGTTATATCAGCATCAGTTATTTTTTTGACTAGTGCTAAATTTGCAACTTCTGAATCCATTAATGCACCAGCTGCTGTTACATTTGCTGTGTCTGTTACATCAGCACTGCTTTCAACTGAGTCCAGCTTAGTTTCTTGAGCATCTGTCATCAGCCTTTTGTTTGATGCATCTGTAAAATTAGTAGTGGTAAATGTTGGTGTTGCTCCACTGACAACTGATTGGTCTAATGCTTTTACATCAGTAATAGAGGTTAATTCAGAATCCATCAGTGCACCAGCACTTGTAACATTTGCAGTATCTGTTACATCAGCACTAGCCTCTATATTGTTTAGCTTTGTATGGTCGGCATCCGTAAAGACATTTGAGTCAGAAGCAGCCTCAACAGCAGCTCTAATTTCTGCATTACTTTGGTCTGCAGTTGCATTAGATTCAACAGAATCTAATTTAGTTTCTTGAGCATCTGTCATCAGCCTTTTGTTTGATGCATCTGTAAAATTAGCAGTTCCGAATGTAGGAGAAGCTCCACTAATAACTGATTGGTCTAATGCTTTTACATCAGTGATAGATGTTAGTTCACTGTCCATCAATGCTCCTGCGGATGTTACATTTGCAGTATCGGTTACATCAGCACTTGCCTCTATGTTGTTTAGTTTTGTATGGTCAGCATCTGTAAAAACATTTGAGTCTGTAGCCGCTTCAACTGCAGCTCTAATTTCTGCATTACTTTGGTCAGCAGTTGCATTAGATTCTATTCCGTCTAATTTTGTGCCATCAGTTTGTAAATCTCTTCCATCGACTGTTCCTGAAGTATCAATATTTCCTGCTATGTTTATATTTGAGAATGATCCTGTTCCTGATGCAGATATATTT